TACAGGTGCTACAGGATCAACAGGCCCTACGGGTGTCACAGGAGCAACAGGATCAACAGGAGCAACTGGTGCTACAGGTGCTACAGGATCAACAGGCCCTACGGGTGTCACAGGAGCAACATGATCAACAGGAGCCACTGGTGTTACAGGTGCAACGGGTGCCACAGGAGATACAGGAGCAACAGGCCCTACGGGTGCCACTGGTGTTACAGGAGCAACAGGTTCTACGGGAGCAACAGGTTCAACAGGCCCTACGGGTGCCACTGGAGCCACTGGTGTTACAGGTGCTACAGGATCAACAGGAGCAACTGGTGCTACGGGTGCAACGGGTGTTACAGGAGCAACGGGATCAACAGGCCCTACGGGTGCCACAGGAGATACAGGTGCTACAGGAGCAACAGGCCCTACGGGTGCAACTGGTGTTACAGGAGCAACGGGACCAACAGGCCCTACGGGTGCCACAGGAGCAACAGGTGCTACAGGAGCAACGGGACCAACAGGAGATACAGGTGCTACAGGAGCAACAGGCCCTACGGGTGCAACTGGTGTTACAGGAGCAACGGGACCAACAGGATCAACAGGAGCAACAGGTCCACCACTTCCTATAAGTGGTACAGGAACCGGTTATGTTTTATTGACCAATCCAGGTGACACTGGAAATGTATATTATAACAGTGTGTTAAGTGTAGCACCAAAAGGACCATCAGGATATTATTTGGATGTTTCAGGAGATATTATTCCATTCAGAGATAACACATTTTCACTTGGATCGACTGGTTTGAAATGGAAAGATTTACATGTAGGTCCAGGTAGTGTTTATATTGATAATGTTATATTAACAACTGTAACTCCAGGTACAACAGGTGCTTCAGGTACCACCGGATTATACATTAATAATAATTTTCTTCCAACAACAAGTAATACTGTATCGTTAGGTGCAACTGGTTTAAGATGGGCTGAAATATACATGGGTCCTGGTACATTGAATATTGCTGGACCAGCTGGAACTACAGCAACAGCAACTCTAGGATCAGATCAAAATGGTATAGCATACACACAATCAGGATTCTCTACACCATTTATAAATGTCGGACCCGCTATTTCTCCAAATATTGGTGCTATTGGTGGATGGACAATAGCTTCAACCGGACCATCGGGAACAAGTGATTTAATTGCATATTTACATTCACCCAGCCCAGGTTATACAGGATACACTGGATCATATTCATTAATATACGGAAGAACTGGAATAACTGGTCCAACAGGACATACCGGACCAACAGGAGAAACAGGTCCTACCGGACCAGGATTTACCTTAATAGGTAATACAAGTTACGGTACTGGATATATAGCAACAGGACCAACTGCTACTGGTGCTACCAGTTATTTTATAGATTCATTTAATTTAGGACCTGTATTTGTAAATAATGGTAATTCAAACACCAAAGTATTAGTATCCATGTCAGTACAATATACTGCAGGACCATCAGCAGTACAAAATATATCAGCTTCTATATTTAGAGGTAAAACAGGAATGACAGGAACAGGATTAACCGGATTAAATCTAGCAAAAGGAACTATCGGAGAAGTTTATTATCCAGCTGATACTACATCGCCAAATTCTCTATTATTAACATCATTATATACATATAGTTCAACAGAAACAGCTGGTGGAGCAAAAGGACCAAATGCATTTGTTATTAATATGCAAGTAATCGATCAATATTTTGGTTTAACAGGATATACAGGTACAGGACCGTGGTATTATGCAATTCGTGTAAATGTTCCACAATCATCACCAACAATTGAATACGTAAATCCACAATTATATAGCATACAATTGACATAATCAACCAATCAACCAATCAACCAATCAACCAATCAACCAAACAATCAACCCAACCATCAACCCAAAAACCATGAAATAATACGTTTTTTAATTGAAACGTATTATTTACAATTTACGCTTTGCACTTTATTATATTTGCCTCCTACAGATTATACATTATTAATTTTATTAACCCAATATGAAAGTACAAGTTTATTATAATCAAACTTATTGTTATTATGTAAATCTTTAAATTTATCAATTGTAAATGATAAAAGTTCAAAAGTAACATCACTCCATGAATTAACAATTAGTACTGGAAGATTATCATATAAATAATCAATATCAGATGTTTTAACAATAGGTATGCAACCTAAACATAAAGCTTCCCATGTTCGATGACAATCTAATCCATTACCATGAGGCGATATAACAAAAGCATATTCTGATTGGTTTCGCCATGAATCAACCCTTTTAATTTTATGATCTTCATAAAAAACCAAATCTTTAGGTATATTATTAATAGCTTCTATTCTATCATACCCATATCGTGTTGTTGTAAAAAAATGAAAATTAGAATAACACATTAATTTTCTTTCACAAAACGGTAACATGGCTTTTTTAATTTCTTCTAATTGTAATTCCTGTTCAAACGGTGATTTTTTTGTACCCCACTCGTGATCATTATTATTTGCCATGGTATGATAATCTAGACCAATTGGTATTCCGGTTAATTTTGGATGTTTTCCAATACAATTTTGTGAAAACCAATGAATTATTTTATCAGACTCTATAAAACTGATAAACTCGTCGGTTGTTTTAAATATATCATTTGGAACTGTTTCATCGCAATCGCCTGTAACTAAAATTATTTTTTTATCTATTGTATCAAATATATTTATAAAATCTTTAATTGCATTACTACATACATAAACGGTTGAACCATCTTTTAAATCGTCAAAGTTATAATTCATTATTTTTTGTGTACTAGAAAAAGGCGCACTGGTTTTAATATGACACGATTTTAAAATGCCTCTTGAACATACATATTTACTTCCATCTTCCTGTTTTCTTTCAAATATAGAAAATCCATTTCTCAACTCCATATTTTCAATTAAACATTTATAATGTACATCATTCTTTAATATTTTATGAGGAATATAACATTTATATGTATTTATATCATCCAATAAAATATATTTTGCGCCATAAATTAACTCGAATTCTTTATATCCAGTGAATTCACTTCCATCTATTAAAACACAATCAAAATAGCTAATATTGTTTTCATTCTTTATTTTATTTATCCCGTCATCTTCAATAGAATTTAATTTTATGTATGCTTTATCATTATCATACCATGATAATACAGTTTCTAATGTAGCACCGTTTAGTTTAGTTGGAGTACTATTATAAAATTCAATAATATTTTCTCTACTAGGAAAATCATTTAATTTAATTGATGAATAATTATAAGGATAAAAATTAATTTCATTTTTATATCTATCTTTTAATAATTCATATCTTTCATTCGATACCTCTATACTAAATAATTTGATATCGGTTTTGCTATTGCTATTTTTACCAACAATAAATGCTTCTGTAGATCCCTCACCAGAAGATGCACCAATTTCCAATATATTTTTAATATCATTTGAATTTTTTATTAAATTAATTATATTATGGTAAAAAGAATCATTTTTAATTTCTGGACCAATTATTTCCCATTTAATTTTTGTTTTGATTAAATTCAAAGGAGAAACCCTGATTTTTGCATCATTTTTTTTAATTGCATCTAAATGAAAATGTCTGTGTTCGCAATCCACAACCAACTCTTTTTTGATTACTTTGTCTAAGACCCTTGCATTATTTTTTATTATAGTTTCTGTGAAATAAGATAGATTATTTTGAAAATTACATTCATAATTGCAATTAATAAATTTTTCAATTTTATATATAGCGAATCCATTAAATGCGGAATAAACCTCTAATAATTCATTTTCATTCAAGTTACCTAATTTTTCTTTTATATATTTTTTCATTGTACTAGCAACATCCATCCAATTTTCCCAATGTTGACAACTTATAACATATTCGTCCAAAGACAATGCCCAAATATCATAATAGTCGTCTCTATTAAAAGATATCGCGTCCCATTCTTCATTTCTATGTAACATTGTTTCAATATTTTCTATGTTTATATTATCTGCACATACGTCATCCATATCCATAAAAATCATATAATTAGCACCCGAGTCGTTTTCATTTCTTATATATTGTAATATCGTATTTCTTGCTTGACATATATTTTCACATACATACGGAGATTTATTATCACATTTCAATATCTCCATTTTATAATATTTACTCATTTCATGTAAAATATCAAGAGAATTATCATTCGAATCATCATATGCAATTATAATTTTATAGTCATTAAATAACTTGGCAATATTATTAATATTTTTAAATACATCGTGTAAATATTTACTATTATTTTTAACACATCCACAAATAAACACTTTACCGAATGGACTATTAGGATTACACTGAATACTGGTACTTGTATTGGTAAAATAATTGGATATTACGGGTTTATTATGAATAATCCTATCAAGAGTTGGGAAAAACGCCAACTCATTCAATATTTTCGCCTTTTCCTTGCGAATAATGTCAATTCTCTCCGACCACCAATCTTCTTCTATTGCTCGTTTTATTGTTTCACATGATTTTTCAAAATTATTCATATCCAATAAAACAAACGCACGATCATCAATATAATCCCTTATGTTAGGACATCCCCAATAAAAACATAAACATTCACATAAAATAGGCTCCCATATTTTCTCAGTAGCATAATTGTATTCGCTGTTATTTTCAACACTAATACAATATTTATAATTCATGTATTTATTGTCGTTTTCAACTGTTCCTTTGTAAGTCAAAAAATTATGATAGTTTTGTCGTCCATATACATCAACAAAATCACAATTCATCGACGATTCCATATATCGAATAAATTCTATTCGTTTAATATGGCCTTCATCGAAATTCTTTTCACTAATAATTGACATGACTCGATTTTTAAGTTGCAACTCCGAACCCGAGATCGACCTCGACCTCGACAATTCAGGTATAGTATTCAACCATTGGACATTGTTCAAATATTTTTTATGATTATGTACATGCATGAATTTATTTTCATCTGGTTCAGCCCATTCACACCATGTTTTTACTCCCCATGGTTTATTTTCATCATACACCCATGGTTCCATCTGAAATACAATTGTTTTTTTAGGATCGTAATATGCACCATCAGGAGGCCTATTTACAATAACATAATAATCAATATCTTCCACACGATCCGTCCAAACCATACGATAATTTTTCCAGCAAAACCGCAACCCAGGCTCACACATATTTGACCATTCCTTACATAATTGTTTCGAATCCGTCCAATTACACAACATTTTAAGTCGGATTATATCTGGACCTTGTTTTTGTAACTTCAAATACTCTTCATATACCTGTTTTTTTATATAAATACCATCTCCTTCCTTAAAATATCCAGATGGTTGAAGTTTTATAACATCATCTTTAAAAAATCCCAAAGTATTAAAACCAACACATTCAGAATCTCCAATAGCAGTCAAAAATTTCTCTTCTAATGATCCATTTCGCATATATAAATCACAACCAATTACATCTAGTCCAGGGATAAATACAAAATCAGCTTTTATATTTTGTGCATTTTTATCATTTTCAACACTTACATCCGGTACCCCAGTAAAATCAATCGAATCAAATGTATTTTGAATATCCGAATCTATTTTTTTACCGTTTTCATTCCAATCTGAAAATACGATTTGTGGTTGAGATTCAAAACATTGTAATCCACTAATTATCTTAATTTGATAGTCAATGCCATGATTAATACCATGCTTATCAATGTAATCAATTATTTTTTTTGCACCGGTTTTGTTGATTGAATACATAAATGTACCACCAATATAGAAATCTTTGTTTAATTCAGCCACAGCAACCGATTCAGAAACTAGGTTATAAACATTGTAATTTCTATTTTTCTCAAACATATGATACCCTAAAAACAATACTTCTCTCAAGACAAAATCATTATTTGATTTTAAGGCTTCAAGTTGTTTCTTAAAATTAGAACAAAGTACAAAGTCATCTTCCATGATAACATAATATTCATGTTGTGAATCATTTACCAATCGTTTCCATAAATTATAATGTGATAAAGCACATCCTATAACACCTCTTCTACTTCCGAAATCGTTGTTTCTAAACAAATGTTTTAATTCACTTGTAGGCTTCAACAACGCCCCATCAATAGCTTTAATAAATTCATAATCCTCACTAGATATACCTGAATCAACCAGTTTTTTCATTGTATCTTTTTTTCTATCACTGCGTCTTTCCAAATTAACTATTTTAATAAATGCATTGTTGTTTTCAACAGTTTCGATTCCATACGTTCTCTCCGTTAAATCACTTTCTTCTTTTGATTTACTAACAAACTGCTGTTCATTATTTAAATCATACGCGTTTTTAACAGTTTTTGTATTTCTATCCGATGTTAATCTGCCAATATGACGACAAGTGATTTTATTGAAAAAAGCGGATTTATATCCTTTTTCGCTCCATTTTTTAGCGTAATCCATTTCAAAAAATTGATTTTCAGAATCATAGTTGCCTAATTTTAATATCACACTAGCATCAATTATCGAAGGTCGGAAACTATAATGAGGCCAGTAGTGGCAATTCATATAATTAAATACACCATCACAGTGTTTATGCATTACAATATCACCAGTTACATCTAGATCATTTGATATCGAAACATGACCACGCGAATTGTAATGTTCAATGATCTCTCCATAATTTCTATTAAACAAAACCTGTTTCACATTCTCTTTACTACATTCATTGCTGTTCAATGCTTTGATACCTTCTTCTATATAATTCATTTTCCGATGAAAAAGAAAATCATCTTCCATATGTATCCAATATTTAGGTTTCACTTCGTTTAATTTATTCCATATAATATTCATACTATTTCTATGACCTTTTTCTTGACCTGTTTTCATATAATATTGAATCCATGGAAACAATGATTGCATTTGTTTTCTGTCATCATCATCCGAATTATCATCAACACAAAACCATGTACCTATTGACTTGACATCCAACCAATGATTTAAAATAGAATAAACAGTTTGTTTAAATAGTTCCAACCTTTTACATGTAGTAAATGTAATCATTATAGTTTCTTTTGATGAGTTTTCCATACTTTTTTTGGATAAATGTGAAATAAAATGTGAATTAGGCTCACACAACAAATGCTTACATTTATCAAATAATATGTTCCAACATGTAATCATATTTGATTCGATTTCTTCGTTTTTCTTACCAAAACCACATATAATATCATCAATTAGATAAAATAAGCGAGTTTTTATAGTATCTTTTTCTTCATTAAAAAGATCTATATAAAACAAGAAATTCGAAATTGTGGCTTTCATTAGATTGTCATGTACCAATCGATTCAAAAATATTTTTTTGCAACATTCATAACCGCTTTGTTTGTCGTTGGCATAAAAAGCAGAGACAACGTTATTATATTCAAGTTGATCTTTATAGCACAAATCAACCATAAAAAGTTTTTCAACCAATTTTTTACTGTAGTTTTTGAATCTATGATAAAGAGCATTTACAAGAAGATGTTCCCCTTCTTTTGTTAAATAATTAATAGCGTTGATGATACCTTCAATACGTTCAGGGTCATATTCAATTGTTTTATACCAATACTTCAACGCATTTTTCATGTCGTTTTTGGCCATGTACATATTACCTATTGCAAAAGCACTAACATATTTTTCTTGTAACCACATATTTAAATCCAAGCATTTTTTGTACCACTCAATTGATTCATCCATATATCCTGAATCTTTGTAACTCTGAGCACAATAAAACGCATAACGACATGATAATCCATAATCGCTCTCCAGAACATCATAGTGCGCTTTTTTCAGTATATTGGCATCATCAAAATATTTGTTTGGATTTTGACTTCGATTTCCACTTCTTCCTGAAACAATATAATAGTCACCTTCAATATTTTTATGTGGTGTAGAATTTTCAGAACATGCAAGATATTCATGCAATACACCAACGAATCGCCAACGTTTGCGATTATTTATCAATAACGGACGAATATAAACAACATCATTACCAAAATTAAATGTATAACCATCATGTTCGTATATATGTGGTAAAACAAGATTCCCTACAATTTCGTCATCCGCATCAAAAATAAAAAGCAAATCCGTTTTATTGTAGGCTGATTCAAGTGCGAGGGTTCTATTATGACCGAAATCTCTCCATTCATGTTGAATTAATTCACCCTGAATGTTTTTTTCTTTGAAAAAATCGATGATTAACTCCTTTGTATTATCAGTGGATCCAGTGTCGCATATAACCCAATAACTGAAATCTATTTTTTCACATAAATTGTTGAGTGTTTTGACAATAATATGTGATTCGTTTTTCACAATCATGTTTAAACAAATTGTTTTTGTCATGACAGTAGTAATAATCTAATTTATAAAAAGAATTTGATATAAATAACAGTTAAGATTACTAACACAATATAATATCAATCAATAAATATTCAAATTGTTTTTAATAAAAATAATATATTATACTAATAATAATAATACACTTTACCAAAAAAATATGGCAAATACTAGAATTAATTATGATGAATGCAGAACAAAAAAAATGTTACAACAAGCTACTGATCCAGGAAGATACATATTGAATGTTCCAGGGAATGGTTCAAAACCTTGTTATATGGAGGATCCACAAATTAGAATTCAAAAATGGGGAGCAAATTTACGCACAAATTCAATCAATTTAGAAAGCGAATTAATAGGTTTAGGTGCAAATCAAGGTAATAGTAATAATCGTTTTTTAAGTAGAGATTGTTTAGTGAAAGATCAATATCAAACATACAATGTACATAATGAGCCAATAGAGTATCCTAGTTGTAACAACTTATACACAGAAGAATCTAGAACAATTATGCCGGCATGGACCGCGAGAGATTTAGAGCAAGTCGATTGGTATGTTTTGCCTTTAAATCCTCAGGAAAATACTTGTCTGCCTTTTCAAAATAACGTTAGTACTCGAATTTTAGAAAAAGATTACTTTGTACCCGGTTATCCATGTCCATAAAAAGGCTATACATAAAATATATAAAAATACTATGTTATATATTATCAATATAGAAACATTATGGATATAATTGAAAGTAAATCAATTGAAGAAATTTCTACAATTGTTGAAACAATAGAAAAATATTTACTAACAGATGATTATGAAAATGCTTTTATTATATTTTTGTTACACATCAAAAGATTGAATAATTTAGATAGAGATGAATTAATATATTATTTTTACAATCGTTATATAACAAAATCCCGACAAAATTAAAATACAATAAAACTATAAAAACAATATATATTATAATAATATATATTATTTATATATACAAAATATAAAATACTTGATATAAATAAATGGAAATAGCCATACCGTTAGTTGCATTAGGTGGTATGTATATTATATCAAATCAACCATCAAAAAATTGCGGACCTAAAAAAAACTTAAAATCAATATTAAAAGGTGATTCAACTAATGGATTTTCTTATCAAAACCAAAGACAACATCAATACCAACAACCAGCAACCGAAAATTTCACTACTATGGGCGCATCTCCGACCAATCTTGGTGTAACGTCCAATTACTTACCCAACACAGATATCCCACCACAAAATTATCCATCACTCAATAAAAGTCAATTAATAGATAACGTTTATCAATATCAAAATCCGAATGAGGCCTCTGACAAATATTTCAATCAAAGTGTTTATGAAAATAGAGTAAATAATGGATTACAGGTAGGTTCTGATATTAAAAATGTATATTCAATGTCAGGTAATTATTTAAAATCCGAAGAATTTAAACATAATAACATGATTCCCTTTTATGGAGGGAAAATAAAAGGAAATGTTTATGATATGAATTTAGCAGAAACTATTCTAGATAACATGTCTGGTACTGGTTCGCAAATGATTAAAAAGATTGAACAAGCACCATTATTTAAACCAGAAGAAAATATTAATTGGGCTTTCGGTGCTCCCAATAATAGTGATTTTTATCAATCCCGTGTAAATCCTGGAATGAAAATGAACAATGTAAAACCATTTGATTCGGAATATGTTGCACCTGGTTTAGGTCAAGGATACGGTACCCAAGGTAGTGGTGGATTTAATTCTGGTATGGAAGCAAGAAATTCTTGGTTACCAAAAACAGTCGATGAATTACGTGTTGATACAAATCCTCGAGTTGAATATGAATTAATAAATCATGAAGGTCCTGCTGATTCTTATATTAAAAACTTGGGTATGATTGGGCGTGTAGAAAAAAATCTACCTGATACATTTTTTATTAATACACAGGATAGATGGTTAACCACCACAGGTTTAGAAAAAGGTGAAACGTTACGACCTATTCAAGAAATGGGAATTATTAAGAGAGAAGATTGTGAGAATGATTATGTCGGTCCAGGAAATGATAGTAGAAAAACAAGTTATGTCCCATCTGCATTTGAACAATCCAAGAGACAACCTAGTGAAACTTGTGATTTGGGTGTTGCATCAGCAAGGGGACAAGGTCCCGTTACAAATGCTGAACATAGCAGTTATAAAAATTACAATAATAATCGTTCAAGTGTAAAACCAGTTGATACATTCCGCAGTGGATTTAGTGGTGCAATCGGTGCAGTTGTAGCACCATTAATGGATGTTTTAAGACCTTCTAGAAAAGATGAATTAGTCAATAATATTCGTGTTTATGGTGATGGTGGATCGAGTGTTCCTTCTAGTTATGTTATTAATTCAAATGATAAAACTGCTACAACAGTAAAAGAAACAACATTGTATGCCCCACGAGGAAATATTAATAATCAAAGAGATTCGAATCATTATGTAAATACCCATGTTCCACTTGATTTAACGCAGAGAGATACAACAGCTTGTTCTACAATGGGATTCGTTGGTGGTTTATCAACAAATGAAGGTATGATGATTTATGATTCAACCTATGCACAGACAAATAATGATATTAAATCACAAACTATTTACAACAGACCCAATCAAGGTGGAACCCAAATATTCAATCAACAAATGAATGTTAATACTTATCGCGATGATGCGAATCGATATGATGATCGTTTATTTACCCCTAGTTCTATAGTCCCATTACCTGCTGGTAAAGAACAAATCGGTAAATTTAATACACCTCAAATGTATGATGAAAGTAAAATTGGTTGTGAAAGAATAAGTCCTGATTTATTGGACGCATTTCGTCAAAATCCATACACTCATAGTTTAACGACTTCTGCATAAAATAATACGTATAAATTAGAATATAAAATGAATGATACTATATTATTATAAATATAGTATTATTAGTATTATTAGTATTTGTATTATTATTGTTGTTAATATTAGTAATTAGTATTATCATATGCATATGAACGAAATAGACAAAAATATTACAATTGAAGGCCATGAAAGTATTATTGAAAAATTGAATTATTTTAATAATATTCATAAAATACCCAATATAATTTTTCACGGTGGTTGTGGTACTGGTAAAAAAACGATTGTAAATCATTTTATAAATACAATATACAATGGCGATAAAGAAAAGATTAAAACATTTGTTATGTATGTTAATTGTGCGCATGGAAAAGGTATCAAATTTATAAGAGAAGAATTAAAGTTTTTTGCAAAAACACATATAATCTCCAATGGTGGTGATATTTTCAAAAGTGTTATATTATTGAATGCTGACAAATTGACAATGGATGCTCAATCCGCATTAAGACGATGCATCGAGTTATTTAGTCATTCGACAAGATTTTTTATTGTAATAGAAGATAAATATAAATTATTAAAACCGATTTTGTCACGTTTTTGTGAAATATATGTTCCAGAGTTAATGATAAAAAACTCCATAGTTAATTTACATAATATAAATGAAGAAACTGGTCATTTGGTTTCTCTCCAAAAGGAGGTAAAAAACTATATGGATGGATTAGGAATTGATTTAGATGCTTCCTCACATGGCAAGACCATCAATCCTAAATCCAAAAACGAGAGTATAATAAAAAAGAATGTGGATTTCTCATTAAAATTATACGAAAAAGGATTCAATGCATTGGATTTGATCGCATTGATAGAGAGAAATCTTGTAAGCAGTAAAAATATAATGAATAACGAAAAGAAATTCGAATTTTTAATTACATTCAATAAAATACGTAAAGAATTTAGGAATGAAAAAACACTCTTGTTATTTATATTACATTTTATGTTTTTGAGTTCAGAATATAATTTAGAAAATATTTCATTTATGTAAATAACTAGGGATAACGAAAAAAGAAACATAAAACATAAACATAAAACATAAACATAAAACAAAATGGATGATTTCAACGTTTCTAGTCTTCATGAATCAAAAAATGAATGGGGAGCACGTATATTGACAATTTTAACCCCTTTAATTGCTGAAGGGTTTCAATCTATATTTGACGAATCGTTAAAGTTATGCAAAGAAAACAACGAAATGGATAAATATTTGATGACATTTCAGAATCTAATCAGGCGAATCCCACAATGGAATCCTTTAATTGTAGAACAAGAGAAAAAGCGCATTATAGAGAGAAGTGGTTGTAATTATTTAGAAGATTTAATTACATGTGTTCATATAATTCAACTTAAAATATTAACTGCTATGCGCGCTGGTCAAAAGCAGAAAAAGATAGATATTACTATTCCAAAATTAAATGATTTTATTCATAATGTTTATGTTCATACTGCTAGGAAATTATACAAATCAATCTATTTGTTTGAGTTGAATATTCCACCACTACAAAAACAGAAATACAATCGCGAATTTGAGATTTTAATCCAAGAAAGCATATTAAATGCTATCCGTGATAGTATTCCTATTGAAAGTATATTAAGAGCATATATGGATGAATCCATCGAAGAACAAGTTACAGAAGAGATTAAAGAAGAAGTGATTATGGATAAAGAAACAGAAACCAATAAAGATGTAAAAGAAATTATTGAAGACAGTGTGAATACAGGCGCAATTACGAGAGAAGTTGCTACAACAGAGACATTATCATCATCATCATCATCCGAATCCGCATCAATTCCAAGCAATAAATTGTCATTTAGTGAAGAATTGGAAAAAATAAATGTTATATTGGATGATAACCAGGGTAACAATCAAGGTAACAATCAAGATAATAGCATAGAAAATCAAACCAATAGTTATAGCGATTTCGATGATATAAACGAAAATCCGCCTTTGTCGAAACTTAAAATTTTGGATGAATCGTTAGAATTATCCAATTTGGATGTTCATAACATTGATCCGCCATCCATCGAATTGGATTTACCGGATTTAATCAATGATTTGGATATTGAAGTATTGGAATAAATGGGTAAATGCGTAAAACAAAAAATTAGAATATAATTTTATTTAATATATTAGCAATATGGACAATATTTTTATTTTTGCAGGAATTATATCCGTTATTTTTTTGATTGTTAAATTTTTGGAAATGCGGTTTATCGAAAAAGAGAATAAACCATTGAAATTTTTAATTCGTGACACATTGTTGGTGTATTTTAGTGTAATAATTGGATATTATTTGGTAGAACAAATATCTCCCGTTATTAAAAATATGGATGGTGGATCTGTCACGGGATCAACCGGTAATCAAGCAGTATTCACCGATCAACCAGGGTTTTAGATATGTGAATATTTTTATTATATTATAATATATAAATATACGTTATAATATGAGTAAAAAACGGGACCGTGATGGTGATGATCATGATGACAATCAAAAAAAAAGATATGTTGATCCTTTTTTCAGTACCAAAAATATGATTTCTAATTTTTTTACAACCAGAAAATATAATGATAAATTATTCGAACTATTAAACAATTCAAAAACCCAATTAGAATTGGTATCTACATCTAGTTTAAAATCTTTTATATTTAAATTAACAATTGAAAATTCAAAATCTTATATTATGAAACTTTCACTTCTCACTCCAGATATTAATATAAATTTGAAAAATTGTTTAGAATCACTTAACGTTACAACGAAAACAACAGAAATAGAAAGTAATTTCACTAATGAAGCTAATAATCAAATGTATATAAATAAAGAATTAGAAAACAAAAAAATTAATCCTATTTATCCTATTGTTATTCATTATAATATTTATGATTTAGAAAAATCAAAAGAGTTGTTAGAATTATTGAAATCTAAAAACAGTAATATTGAAAATGTTATAAATTGTTTAAGATATTATATTAATGGTATATTTAAGAATAATAATAGACAAATTATTTTTAAATTAGGAGTTATTTTAATGGATGAAATAGCAGATAGTGAAACTGCTTTTGAATTTTTTATAAAAAATAATATAAATAATATAAATGCAGTTTATTCACATGTTTATTATCAATTTATTTATTTGTTTTTGATTATTGGTATAATTAATTTTGATATGCATCAAGACAATGTATTGGTTTATCCTAAATATGCTAAATATAATAATATTAATACACAAATGATTGATTGTGGAGAAATTGATGATTTAAAAGATATAAATAAAAACAAATATTTAACAAAAGATGAAAAAATGTTTATTAATAATATTCGAAATTCTCTAATAATAGAGTTGAATAGTATAATAGAAAAGTTTAAAATAGATAATAGAATAGAAGAAAAGAATAAAATAAATTTTATAATGAAAACAATGAATATAATAAATATAATATGTTGGGCAGTTAACAGAAAAAATCCGGACTATGTGTTAGAAAATAAAATATCGACTATTCATCAAATGGATGAATGGTTTAAACCTTCTATTTTGGTAAAAGAATATATAGAAAAGGTAAGTACTATAGAAAATCAAGATAAATTGAATTATCAATACAAAAATATAATTAAAGGATCTGAAATGGGTAATTTAATAGAAAATTTGTTAAAAAATGAATATTTCATCATTAGCAATACTACAGACAATGATAATACAATTTTTAAAAAAACTTTTGAAATATTAATTCAAAATTACTCAATTAATAAATGCGGTAGTTATCATGATTATGATAATTATGATAATTATGGTCCATCATGTATAATCAATGGTGGTAAAAAAAATAAAAAATTTAAAAAAAGATACAAAACACTGCATTCTATTAAATCGAATATAAAAATAAAAAGAAAATCAAAAAAGTTTAAAAAAATAAAAACGTATAACAATAAATAAACAGACACATTTATATTGTTTCTCTCTACCTCCCGGTCCAACATTTTATAAGAGGTTTATTTATATTTCGGTTATTTACATCATTTATATATTCTTCATAGGAATACCCAAAATTTAAATAATTGAATATACTTCCAAATAAGGATGGACATTTCTTTAAAACTGGGTATTGTGAATATATCATACACGCAAATATACGTTCAAAACAACATCGATCCGCTCTATTATGTATATAATTTACTAAATTCAAAAAATTAAACTTATTTTGCAAATGTTTCAAACAGTCGTGTGTTATCATAGATTGAATACCGAAGCAACCATTCCATTCTGGTGATTTACCTAAAATCTTAATTGTTTGGTCATTTTTTAACATTTTTCTTATTATACCACCATTTTTTAGACCTTGTATTATACGCATCGAATTATCTACATTTTCAGTGTCCGCAGTAAAATGCCATAAAGGACAAACTGGTAAATTTATTTTACCAAATGGAATGCATGAATGAAAAAATATACTATCGTGAATCATAACGGCTTTTGTAGTCCATGGATGATAATAATAATAATGATAGGCCAAATATTCACCTCTTCCAGGATATTCGGATTGTATATATTGAACATTATCATCTTGACACATTTTAACTACAAATTCATAATTACTATTATCGTCTATTACAACAATTTTATTTTTTGGGTAATATATTCTTATAGTTGATATACAACGATTCCAATATTTATTCGTTCTCTCACACCGTACATGTCTCGTGATTATAAATGTAAAGGTCATGTCACAGTGTATATATTATTGTTGGTGAATTAGTCTATATCTATATATTTGTAAAATTAATTATTGAAATATAAATATGATTTATATAAATTTTGTTTAATATATTTATATAAATAAAATTTTTAGTTTTTACTTAAAATACCACTAAATGTAATTTGTAGATCTATATATGTTTATTTTGACATGTTTATTTTGACAATAGTGGAATTTTATCAATATTGATTAAATTTTCAACTACTCCTTTCATTTTTGATATAGAATTAAACGGAACAACAAATTTTGAAAATTCCGGACGTGACAATTGATTTTCAGGTGTGTGATTATGTGAGCAACGAGCAATCATTTTATATAATTTGAATTCAGGATATCTATCTTCACCATTTGTTTTATATAATAAATTGATTCCTTTATCATCAGAACACCATTCGACTACTAATTTAACAATTGGATTATTATTTTCTAAATATTTTACATTGGATATATCTTCCACCAAATAATCAAAAATGGAACATGCTAATCGACATATATCAAAACTGTAATTTGGATCTATACGTGGTTTTTTATTATTAAAATAAGGCTCTGTATTATATTGTGTTGCAGCGTCACCACCATTTTCAAAACTATCACTACAAAATAAATTACCTTTGTATTTATAGATAGCTCTACCAAAATCAATTATTTTAAACAATCTACCAAATGTTGGAACCTTGTAGTATTGGTTTTTATAACAATAATAAACGTATTTTTTATCAGTGTGATTATACATAACGTTGTTAGTATGTAAATCATTATGTGTAAATGAAAATGTTTTTTGATAAGTTAATAAAATCATTATTATTTGCATAAACGCAGAAAGCCATTCTTCTTCGGATAATTCATTACTAGCGATCAAATCATCAAATGTATTTTCACATGATTCCATGCATATTAATTCTACTGGGAATTCGGGTATTCTTGCTTCTATGTATTCAGAGTCGCTATCATATGATGTATATTCTGTGTCGTTGTCGTTGTCGTTGTCGTTGTCGTTGGTATCAACATTTACTAAATCGTGATTTTCATCATATGTATCATATGTATCATATGCATCGCAAGATTCACATTGATTATCACGATCATCGTTTTCGATTAAATCATGTATTTTAATGCTTAATGATTTTTCAGATGCATGAGATGTATCAGATGTATAGGATGTTCTAGATGAACAAGAAGATGAAGATCGTAAAGATGTATTTGTTTTTTCAAATGGTAAATTTGTCGTATTATTATCTAATGAAATTTCTTGTAACTCTATCTCGCATTCGTCACTTTTGTCACTTTTGTCACCTTTGTCACCACTACTATTATCAGACCCATCATGACAAAATATATCATCCAATTCTTGCATTGTATTATTAATGTCCGCGACATCAAGTATTATATTTTCATTATTATCATTGGATTGATCACAAATAACAATTTTTTTTAAATTTTTAGAAGAATATTGATTATTTGATTCGTAATCATAATTTTCATCATCTACTTCAAACAATACATTTTTATTTTTGTTAAAATAATCCGACTGCATCAAATAATCCAAATCGTCGCAAATATTAAATGTATAGTTTTTTTTTATTCCTAAAAAAGATCCATAATAATCTAAACCATGTATAAAATTTGTATTATGAAGCAATATACTAGACAAATATACAAAAAAACTATCAACATAGGCTGAATTATTGATATTTAATAGTTTCGAATGTACTTTGTTGTTGTTGTTGTTGTTGTTGTTGTTGTTGTTGTTGTTGTTGTTGTTTGGTGTATCAATGATACCGTCTGGTTCAATAGAAGGTAGGTTATATAAATATGTTTGTTCTGATAATTTATTATTGTCCATCATATGATATTTACCTGTCATAAATTTAATAGGATCCAATAATGGGGCAAATTTCATAAATACAACCTTGTCTTTTGATTTTTGATTCACTACATTTTTAATTCTACAATTGTACAAACATTGATTTATATAATTATCTTCGGTTATGTCATCGTCATCGCTTTTTATATCATCACTCTCTTCACCCTCGTCACCCTCGTCACCCTGATCATCATCTTCATCCTCGTCCTCATAAAGCGAATAAACATTACTAATAAACCATTTATTATTAAGATTTATGCTATTGTAATTTTGTAAATTCAATGAAAAAAATCTTGAATAAATAGGAATATAGTTTTGTAATTTAGAAACATTGGCTATTTTTTCTAAACTTTGAAATAGTTCAACATTTTTGCGTTTTTGATAATTAATATTGAATAATTCCTCATTTGGCTCAGTGATGTTGTTATTAGACATATTATTAGGTAAATATAATAAAAAAAACAGTTGATTTTAACTAATATTCTTCTAAACATTGATTCAATTTATTTTTGCGTAACTTCAAAAATATTAATTTTTATCAAGTATATAGACATATCTATATCACATAAATAGACATAATCTTATAATGTCGCTAGAATTGAGAAAATTTGACATGAAAAATATTAGTTTTAAGCCTAATGAAAATAAAGGTCCTGTAGTAGTATTAATAGGTCGTCGTGACACTGGTAAAAGTTTTTTAGTAAAAGATTTGCTATATTATCATCAGGATATTCCAGTAGGTAGTGTCATTTCTGGAACAGAAGAAGGTAATGGTTTCTATGGGAAAATGGTACCAAAATTATTTATTCACAATGAATACAATACTGCAATCATTGAAAATATATTGAAACGTCAAAAAACAATTTTGAAACAAATTAAAAAAGAGATAGAGACATTCAAACGCAGCACAATTGACGCAAGAACATTTGCAATTTTGGATGATTGTTTATATGATAATACATGGGCGAGAGATAAAATGATGCGCCTTCTTTTTATGAATGGTAGACATTGGAAGATCATGTTGATTATTACCATGCAATATCCGCTAGGTATTCCACCTTCTTTGCGAACAAACATAGATTATGTTTTTATTTTGAGAGAACCCTATATAGCAAATAGACGCAGAATTTTCGATAATTATGCTGGTATGTTTCCAACATTTGAATCATTTTGTCAAGTGATGGATCAATGCACTGAAAATTATGAGTGTTTAGTAATAAACAACAATGCAAAATCGAATAAATTACAAGACCAGGTGTTTTGGTACAAAGCGGACAGTCATAATGACTTTAAACTAGGATCAAAAGAATTCTGGGAATTATCCAAAGATATGGGATCGGATGATGAGGAAGAAAAATATGATCCGAATAATATGAAGAAGCGAGGTCAGGGTCCAAAAATTAGTGTGAAGAAGACAAAGTGGTAATGCAATCCTATGGTAATGATTGATTCAACCTGTTATTTATATTATTTATATTGTTATCGATAAAAACACATTTATCTATAACTTCCTGTGATAATTCACATTTTTCTATTGTATTATTCAATTTTGTACCAGATTTCACAATAGTCGGATGTACATCATGAAACCCCGGTAAATTATATTTGCTATCGTCTTCTTTGTATTTTGGTGTAATATTGTTAAAATCATGTTCAAAATATTCCCAATTACAAAAATCATAGATTTTTTTCATTGTTTCGTGCGGGTTTTCAACCAATTCACTGTAAGAAATAAACAAAAAACTATTATCTTGGTTGTTTTTTTTTGCATGTAATACCCCGTTTAATGAACGCATAATAGGTTCGCTATTTAAATTCAAAAATTCATGGCAGTTTTTTTCGATGTTATTTTTTTTGTATAATTTATAAAATGAATTGACGATTTCTAAAATGGGACGTTCCAATACAATAATCTTTATGTCTTTGTCAATGTATTTTTTCAAAAGTGTCACATTGTCGGGTATTGTCCAAGAACGACATTTATCCACAATTATTTTTTCATTTTCGTCCATGTTTTTGTAGTATATTTGTGGAATGGACGAAATTAATTCGGTAACAGTGGATTCGCGGTTGTTTGCAGTGATTTGTTCTCTCGAAGTAGTTGTACATGATACATGCATATCCCACATTAATTGACAGACAGCGGAATTTCCTTCGGAGTGAATAAGTGGATTTTGTGATAGTATTGCGGATAAAAGCGTGGAACCAGAACGAGGCAACCCACTCAAACAAACAAATTGATTGTATTTTTTCATGTGGATGTATTGGTGTATATTACAACGTGAATATATTTAATTCGTTATTTATATATTACATCTTTTCTCATTTAAAATGCCCATTTTATAGAACAAAAAAATAAGAAAGTGCAAAATCAATAGACGTGCTTACCCGTTTGGGCGTTTTTTGTCAATGAACACAAATGCCAATATATTTGCACATTTGTATTACTAGTAATTTGAAATGTACCACTAGTACCAGCAAATGTTAAAATAGTGTTGTATGTTGAAGAACTAGATACTGTAGCTCCAGTTTGAGTATATGTTATTTAGATAGGAGCAAATATTTGATTTAAATCGAGTGGTTGTCCCAAACCCGCATAATTTTCAACTATATAATTTGTAGGATTACTATATGAACTACCATTATTAATTGCAAATATTTGATTTAAATCTGTTTGCCCAGTAATACCCGCATAATTATTTACTAGAAATCCAGTAGCAGAAGCATCCATACTACCAGCAGTATATGGTGCAAATACTGTGTTTAAATCAATCAATGACCCTGAATTATTAATGTAGTAATATGTATTGGGTATTATTTTATATATTAAAAGAATAACACCTGCTCCACCACCACCACCACCACCACGAACACCACTATAATAACCACCACCTCCACCACCGCCACCATAGTAACCACCACCACCACCACCACCACCACCAAAATAAAGACCACCACCACCACCACCACCACCACCACTACCACCACCCCCTCCAATATTACCTGTTCGATAATTACAACTACCGCCACCACCTCCATATTGACTAACACCTCCTCCGCTATAATAACCACCACCACCACCTGATAAATCTAGGCTAACACCACCACCATTACCACCACTACCACCGCTACTAAAATAACCACCACCACCACCACCACCACCACCACCATAACCACCACTACCACCAGTTAAAGAAGCGGAATAACCACCAGCACCTCCACCACCACCATAATATAATTGTGTATAACTATTTGTTATACCCGTATTTCCCTGTCCTGATGGAAACGTTCCACCACTTACACCACCACCACCTATAGCAGTAACTGATAAAGATGGTGATGTTTTTGGTATAACAATACTACTAGTATCTTGCGTACCAGCACCTACTGTTAATAAAAATGAATAGGATGAATTTATTATAAAAGGATTATTATTATTTAAAAGATCAATTACTTGTCCTCCATTGCCTCCAGCTGTTGTCCCGTTAGCACCACCCGCAACTAAAAATAAATCATATAATGCTATATTTGTATTTGGTGTTGGTACAATTGTGAAATTTCCAGTTTTTAATCGTAACATATTATATGTACCAGATACATCAGAAACAAAATTATAAGATCCATCTGCTGAAATAATATTAAATCCTGGAACTGAAGCCATTTTATTTATGTATGTATTTATATATTTATTATAAACATATAAATAATTTATAAAGATAATACATATTACAATACAAAACCCAACATACTAAACAATCATTATGTCATTCATATACACACCATCATCCATATACAAACAATTTCTTATCAACCAATTCAACAACAAACCCATAACCAATATACACCCATCCAACCCATCCAATCCCAATTTACCTAAAGAATTATGTGATATCATAAAAAGTTTTTGTTTTTATGATACTGTCTCGTACCAAATAATATGTAATATCATCAGATACAAAGACGATATTTGCGATATTATAAACGAACACGTAATCAACAACGAACAACTATTCATTGATTATTTTGAAGACGAAGACGAAGACGAAGAAACACCACACAACCTAGATCATGCGACTGTTATATATACTATCCAAAAATACAACCCACTAGAAAACACCTTTTATTTTTCGATGAGTAACGTAATTGATATTTGTCTAAAATGCGGTAATTATGTATCATGTAGTACCCCCGATATACCTAGACACATCCGATGCATATGTTAATCATCCTCTTTTCTCTCGACAAAATAATTCATAATATCCGCCTTAAACTCTTCACTCATCTTTTCAGTAGGTACCAAAACACCAAAATCATCATATACAATATCCTGTTCTGGAGAGAAACGATGATTCATCAATATTTGCCATCTCTCTACATATTGTCTATTCTTTTTAGATCCGTGAAAATAATGTCTTATCACACCTGGTACATATCCCAAACGTAATAATTTGGCTTTTTTCTGATACTCAGTCATACTATTGTTATAATCTTCATGATAATTATCGTGATTCATTTTTTCCGATTTGTTAATTAAAGAAAGAGCAAATATTTTATCACCTGAACCCAAAACACCTTTGTCGTATATTCCTCCAATAGATTCATATGCTCTTCGTGTCATTGCCCATGCATACCCTGGATGCCAGAAATCCATGTGTTTTGTAATGTATTTTTTATTTTTTGAAAAACTGTATCCAAAACTATTGAATATATTTAAGGAAGATTCGTCTCTCGCCATATCGACACAATGACTAAAAATTTGAACTACATCTTTGCAACCATTAAGAATCTTCAATGTATCCAATGCCCATGTAGAACTATCAAATTCGACATCCGCATCGATCCATGCAAAAGCTTTATAATTTTTAGGCAACAAATGTTTTACTGCTAAATTAACCATGTTTTCTTTATGCCATAAAGGTGTTTGTGTTCTTATTTGTAAGTGATTACGATTTGTTTTTTTGGTTACATAGTATTGTTGGTTACCATAAACCATTTCGACAACAAAAAGATTTACATGTTCTTCCTCATTTTCAAAACGATTGACAAACTCGTTCAAGAGACGATATCTTCGTGCGTACAAACACGGGTTGGATACCACAATAATAACATTTAATTTTTCTTCAATAGGATCATTGTTTTTAATAGCATGTTTAATATCATTTTGTTTATAGTGAATATTATCTATTTCGATTCCATTTACAATTGTCATTTTGAGTATATACAATAAATAAATATATTTTTAAATATTTATTTATCGAATTTGTTTATCGAATTTGTTTATCGAATTTGTTTATCGAATTTATTTATCGAATTTATTTATTTGCAAAAGGACCACTTACCAATAAACTTTGACCGTTGTCCGATTTTCCAATAACAACATTTTCACTTTCAAATAATTCACTTCTGATATCAGAAACAGAAATTTCCTCTTTTTCTGCCTTTTCTACTAAAACACTCTCTTGAGTATTCATATTAGCAATACCTACTAAATTACCCTCGTCATCAATTGTTTGCGTTAATGCATTACCTGATTTTTCAGCCTTTTTAATATTTTCTTCGATAGCTTTCTGTTTCGTCTCTTTCAATCGTTGTTCAAATGCAGTCTTGGCATTTGTTTCATTTTTCACTTTTTCGCTCATGAGTTTGTTGAGTTCCTCCTCCATATATTCAACACGACCGGTCTTATATGCCTCAGGATCCCATGGCATCCACATACCTACTGGTCCGACAAATACATCATGGTTTGGATCAACTTCTCTCAACATTTTGCACCTTAACTCTGCTTCTTCCATGGAAGGGTATATACCTCGTACTTTTAATCCACGAGTAGCAGTTTGAAAATTATATTTAATACCAAATAATTTTTCCAAATCATCTTCATTCTTATCTAAAAATGTCTTATAATCGTCATCAATTGTATATTGAGTTAATGCCACTTTTTCTTCCTTAACAAATTCTTCAAAGTCTTTCATAACATCATCAAAAAGAAGATTGTATTTGAATGAGAGAAAATTCAAAAATTGCGAAAATTTTTCCATCGATTTATTGATTTCCCATTTCTTTAGGAATTCTTCAAAGAAAAAGGCATCTTTTTGTTTTAAAATTTTTTCAGGAGAAACAAAAGAAACACACACGAATTTTTGTCCTGCAATTGGCTTGTCCTCTTCTAATAAATCTACATATTTAGGATTTACAGAACCGTCGCTATTTAGTTTTCTCTCAAATGATGGTTCTTTATTCTCTGCAACATTTGTTTTTTTTGACTTTGTCTGTTTTGTTGTTGAAGATGTTGTTGTTTTTACCATGATCTATATTAATAATATTAATATGTTTAATATGTTTAAGTTTTATTTTATTAATAATATTTTAAATATCATTTATTTTTTTTCTAATTAATTAATATAAATGCATAACAACATGTTTGACGTCAACGAATTAATTAAACGTATTATAAAATACCTTGTTGAAGGTTTTATGGTTGCTATTGCAGCCTATGCCATCCCAAAACGTTCATTAAACATTGAAGAAATTCTTATGATTGCTTTAACTGCTGCAGCCACATTTAGTATCCTAGATACATATGTCCCAGTTATTGGAGTTACTGCTAGGACAGGTGCTGGTTTTGGAATTGGAAGTAATTTAGTCGGGTTTCCTGGGGGATTATAACTGCATATATGGTAAGGGATTATAATATATTTTTATAAAATCTAATAAAATTGATTTTATAAAATTAATATAAACGTATAGTAACAACATAACATAATAAAAATGCGATTTAACAGTGAAAATCTTATTGACTATTGCAAAAACAACAACATAACTTTATTACAAACATATGATAATGTGAAACGAGAAAGTTATATTGAAGGAAAATGTATTTTTGATGAATGTAAAAGTACATTCCGCAAAAATTTTAGACAACTGGTAAAAACGGGTGCATATTGTGGTAGTTGTATGAGTAAAATATCAAGTGTTAAAATACATAATTCGAAAGTTAATTATGATATAAATGTATTAGATAATTTTTGTAATGAAAATAATATATTACTAACAGATGATTATTCAAATAAATTAGTAAATAGAGATACTATAATTGAAGGAATTTGTAAAAATTGTAATTGTGAAAATATTTTTAGTAAACCATTTAGGCAACTATTAAAAATAAATGGATATTGTGATTTTTGCAGTAAAGAAAATGGTAAGACAAAAGTTTTAGAAACAAACATGAAAAAATATGATGTTGATAATGTTATGAAATTTCAAATTTTTAAAAATAAACAAAAACAAACTATGATAAATCAATATGGTGTAGAACATAATTCTCAATTAGAAAGTATAAAACAACAAAAACGTGAGAAAAGTATTGAAAAATATGGGACTGCATATACTTTACAATCTCCTGAAATACGAGATAAAATAAAACATACTAATTTACAAAAATATGGAGTCGAAAATCCACAACAAAATATTGAAATAAAGAATAAAACTTATGCAACTAATATGATAAAATATGGTAGTAAGTATCCATTAAACAATATAGATATCAAGAAAAAAATAATACAAACCAATTTAGAGAAATATGGAGTTTCACACCATTCACAAAATGCAGAAATAGCTGAATACATGTTACAGTCTTCATATAATAAAAAGAATTATACTTTGCCATCTGGAAAGGTAACAACATATCAAGGTTATGAAAATTTTGCACTAGACGAGCTTTTGTTTATTGAAAAAATAGATGAAGACGATATAATTACTGATAGAAAACTAGTGCCTGAAATTTGGTATAATGACATAAACAACAAGAAACATAGACATTATGTTGATATTTATATCAAATCACAAAATCGATGTGTAGAAGTAAAATCAACATGGACAAATCAAGAAAAAAATAACGTATTAGAAAAGAAAATGGCTGCAGAAATGTTAGGATATAAATATGACATTTGGATTTATGATAAAAAGAAAAATAAAACTGAACTATAATAAAAAACAACCAAACCAAATCAAACACTAAATTGTAGGTATAAACTCCCAATCCAATTCTTCACATATTTTTTTCCAAATATTATCCTGTTCAATTCTTTTCTCTCGATCCTTCAACATTGGGAAATGTTCCAAGTATTGATTTTCTTTTAATAATTCACAAAGTTTGTACGCAGTATAATAGTAATTTAAAAAATTAACTCGATCATCAGGGCAAAATTTAGAATAAGGTGCCTGTAATTCCATAAACAAATTGAACAACTTATCTTCTAATTCGGGTGACATAACTGGTGGTTTGATTCCTAATTTGTCTTTTATAAAAGGTATATGTTCATAGTATTTATTATAGCCTAGTTTTTTTAAAATCTCTTTTGTTTTTGAATTGGTAATTTGTGTTACCTTAATGCGTTCTTTTTTAATTTGATGTTTAATATTTTCAATGACTTCAGGTGGAATTTGTGTAGTTTCTTTCCCTTGAAATTGTGCAATAATTTCTTTAAAATGATTGATTCTTTTGTATGCATAAAAACAAACTTCTTTAGGAGGTTCTTTATAAGACGGTTTCTCATTTTCTATTAAATAAGGAACATTTTTAAAACAAACATTACATATTAAAATACCTTCATCATCAAGAGGTATTAGCTCACCTTTATAACAAAATTTACAAATATCCGAATTATTTACAAAATGATTGACATCGATAAATGAATCATCTATATTACTCAAGTATTTTTTTACAATGTTGTTGTTTTTGTTTTCAATTGTAATATTGTGATTATCCTTTAATTTAAAGAAACTGGCTAATTTTTTTGTTTTTTCTGTTGTTATTAATCCAATATTATTTTTTTTAGAGTTATTAATTTCATCTGTCCCGCTTACACTATCGGCAACAAAAACATCGTTGGATATACTTTTTTTATTTTCAAAATAATCAAAAATATATTTTGAATTATCCAAATAATATTTCTTCCTTTTTTCTTTAATTCTTTTAATGTCATTTTGAATTTCTTTAATTTTATCCTTTATATCCATTATTTCTTCAATGGACAAACCTGAATCACTGTTTTTTTGTAAATATAATAATGTTTCATGTAATTTTAATTTTTCTTTTTTAAGTTCAGGTATTGTATTTTCTTCATCATATTGAAATTGATCTACAAACTCACTATGTTTTCCATCCAATGTTGTTGATATTTTTTTATCTATGAATATTTTTTTTTCTAGTTTAGGCTTAAATGATGGCATTTTGAAATAAATACAGGATTACAAAATAAAATATAATAGATATTGTAGCGTATTATTTAATTCATATTTGTTTAAAAATAATATTATTGTATATTGTAGTATATTGCGTTTATATGTTGAAATAACATACTATTAAGCAATTTCAATATGTTTAACATAAATGTTATGATGTAAGTATATTTTATATGCATGTGTCATAACAATATTTTTTTATTTACATAAAATTATATAAATATTTTTTTTTTGACAACAAATAATAATTAAATTAATTAATTTAAATTCCATAATTTTTTTTTCTTTAGGAATAGTATAAAAATGGGAGGAGGTCTAATGCAACTAGTCGCCTACGGCGCCCAAGATGTCTATCTTACAGGTAATCCACAAATCACTTTCTGGAAAGTAACATACAGACGTTACACAAACTTTGCTATTGAATCAATTGAACAAACATTCAACGGTCAAGCCGATTTCGGTCGTCGTGTCCAATGTGTTATTAGTAGAAACGGTGATCTTGCTTACCGTACCTATTTACAAGTAACACTTCCTGAAATTAACCAACTTATGGGTGTTGGTGCCTACATTGCTGGTGAAGGTACTGGTGTCTATGCCCGTTGGTTAGATTTCCCAGGCGAACAACTTGTCGCTCAAGTTGAAGTCGAAATTGGTGGTCAAAGAATTGATCGTCAATATGGTGACTGGATGCACATCTGGAATCAACTAACCATGTCAGCTGAACAACAACGTGGTTATTTCCAAATGGTTGGTAATACCACTCAACTTACATTCATCACTGATCCATCCTTCGCTGATGTTGATGGTCCTTGTGACTCATTAGCACCACGTCAAGTTTGTGCTCCAAGAAACGCTCTTCCAGAAACAACTCTGTACATTCCACTTCAATTTTGGTTCTGTACCAATCCTGGTTTAGCTCTTCCTTTAATCGCTCTCCAATATCACGAAGTTAAAATTAACTTAGATATTCGTCCTATTGATGAATGTTTATGGGCTGTTACAACCCTTTCATGTGCTACTCCTGGCACCCCTCCAACTGCTGCTACTCAATATGCTCCTGGTCGTCCAGTCCCAGCTACCATTGCATACAATCAATCTATTGTTGCTGCTTCCCTTTACGTTGATTACGTATTCCTTGATACTGATGAACGTAGAAGAATGGCACAAAACCCTCACGAGTACCTTATCACACAGCTTCAATTCACTGGTGATGAATCAGTCGGTTCATCATCCAACAAGATCAAGCTTAACTTCAACCACCCTGTTAAGGAATTAATCTGGGTTGTTCAACCTGATCAAAACGTTGATTACTGTTCATCCCTTGTATGTGATGCTCTTCTATTCAAGGTTCTTGGTGCTCAACCATTCAACTACACTGATGCTGTTGATGCTCTTCCAAACGCTGTCCATGCTTTTGGTGGCCCAACTGAAGTCGGTAACCAAACTGGTTTCATTGATGCTCGTGGTCTATTCCAAGACGCTGGTGCCATGGATGCTTACATCCCTGATGGCTTCTCCGGCTACTGGCACGGTCCATCAAACCCATACAATGAGCCAAACCTTGGTGGCGAACGTGTTCCATTAAATGCTGCTGCTGCCGCTGCTGCTGCTGCTGCCAACTCATTAGCCAGTTTAACAGCTGTCCAAGATCTTGATCCTAACCACATCGGTGGATCAACTGTTTCTGATGCTGGTACATTCGTTCTTACAGAGACATCCCTTGACATGCATTGTTGGGGTCAAAATCCAGTCGTCACCGCTAAGCTTCAACTTAACGGCCAAGATCGTTTCTCTGAGCGTGAAGGATCATACTTCTCATTGGTCCAACCATACCAATCACACACCAGAAACCCTGATGAAGGTATCAATGTTTACAGTTTTGCGTTGAGGCCTGAAGAACATCAGCCCTCAGGCACGTGCAACTTCTCCAGAATTGATAATGCCACACTACAATTGGTCTTATCTAATGCCACTGTTGAAGGTACCAAGACTGCTAAGGTCCGTGTTTATGCTACAAACTATAACGTTCTAAGAATTATGTCAGGCATTAAATCGTATATACAACAATATACAATAGTACAAAATGTATTATCCGTCTGTGCCGAACAGTTGGCTGCCATATTAGATATTTGCTTCCTAATATGGATAAACAGTGTAAAGCAGATATGTGAAAAACAGGATTTCACATCATATAACCAGCTAGTCTTCGTTTGACTAATTTGTCAAGTGAAGGCGACATTTCTAAAATGCAGGAACATCCTTAGAGCCTTTTCTACTACTTCATTATGTGAAAATATAATGAATACCCGGGGTAATGACCTAGGGCACAGTAACAACGAAAAGGATTGGACAATCCGCAGCCAAGCTCCTAAATGCGCAAATGCAAGCACATGGAGAAGGTTCAGAGACTATAATGGAATGGGTCAGAGAAAGTTAGCAACTTTCAATGAAGACTTAAGGGATAGTCCAATTTATTAATGAAAATTAATAAAACTATATGCTTATGGGGCGGCCTCGCATATAGTAACTAAATACTCTATATCGTGTTATTATATTTTTTATTTTATAAAAATTAATACCATAATAAATAATAAAAATTAATATTATAAAATTTTATAATATTAAAATTGAAAACAACTTAAATAAAAGTGTATATATAACAATATACAATGGAAATAGATAATCAAAAACATTTAGACCGTTTCAATAAAAATCCACCACACCCATCTTACATTGCTGGTTTTATAGATGGTGATGGATGTATTTTTATAAGGAAAATAACTGATGGTTATCAATCAGGATTTACAATTACACAATGTAGAACAAACATATTGCAGGTTATGCGATATCATTTTGGTGGAAGTATTACTTCTTCATCAAATAGAAATGATAAAACTATAAATATGATGAATGATGATGATTATTATCACAAATATAATGTAAGAAATCAATACAATTTATTGATTCGTAACAATGAATATCAAATATTAATGGATTATTTGAGAGAAAGTTTTATTATAAAAGAACACCAATATCAATGTTTATATGAATTTAATAAATTAGCAAATTTGAAAAATAAAAATGAAGAAAAAGATATTTTACACATCAAATGTTCTGAATACAATAATATAAAATATAATTTTGATGAGTCAAACATTTCACGATTAAATATTGAATATATTTCAGGGCTATTCGACGCAGAAGGATGTTTCTTTATTTATAATGATTTGGATGATTGGAATATAACGATAAGTCAAAAAAATCATCCTTTATTATTAAATGAAATACAAAAATTTTTAGGTTTTGGTAAAATAAGTAAACATAAATATAAAATTTATAAAAAATCGCATTGTTTAAAATTTATTCAATTAGTAAAAAAACACTTAATTGTAAAATATAATCAATGTGAAGCATTTGAGGTATTTTTAACCACAAATGATGATATTGTAAAAAAAGACATGTATAAAATTTGTAACGAAGAAAAACATAAAATAGAAGTTTTTAACGATTTAAATCAAAATGAAACGGGTAAAGAAGGTTATTTAGAAACATTAAAAATGAGAAATATAAAAGCACATTTTTGTAGAGAAATTCTTAACAAACAACTATATAAAGAAAAATCTGAAAAAATGAAAGGTGATGGAAATCATAATTATGGTAAATCATTTTCAAAAGAAACTAAGAAAAAAATGTCATGTTCAATAAGAGATAAAAAAGGAGGAATTAGCGATGAAATGATAGTAAAAGTTAGAGAATTAATAGAAAAAGGTTATAAAAATATAGAAATTCAAGAATTACTCTCGTTACTTAGACACACCGTAACCAGAATTAAAAATGGAGATTTAGTATGTAGAAATGAAGAAAAAGACAATAATAAAAAATTATCCAGAGAAGAAGTTAATTTATCAAAACGAAAAATTCATGTAGATGAAATCATATTTGTATTAGAAAAATATATTGAAAAATGGAAACCCACACAAATATTAGATTGTTTAATAGAAGAGAGAAATAAAAATAATATCCCTATCACTATTACAATTGATATTATAAAAAACATCAAAAGAAATTTACAGAATAATAAAACAATAATTTATGAATCAGAAACATCCAAAAATATATATGAATATTACCTTTCTTTATTAGAAAAATATAAAAACATGTAAATAATATATGAATGGATAATGAAATGCAAAAAAAAGATAATAATAACAAATACAAAAATGAATTTATTAAAATGAAACGAGAAAGGAGAGAGCGAAAACGTACAACAAAGAGAGCTGTAACAGGCGAAGAAGTTATTTTTATTTTTGAAAAGGTTTTAGAAAAATGGCCTACAATAAAAATTTATAATACCATTATTCAAAAAAATCCTAATTCAGGAATAGATAAAAAGATAACTGAAACTATCGCTACTGGTAATTGTAAAGTATATGAAACTGAATTATCTAAGGACCGATATGAATATTATGTTTTTTTACGAGAAAAGGTTTATGAAAACAATAAAAAGTAATACAATATCAATAATAATTGTTTCGAGCTAATGATATAGCATAAATATTATAAATGAGTAACATAAAGGCTCATATTCAAAATTTTGATAAAAGTGAAAAGGTAGTCAATACTATTGACACCCTTGATGGCACACATCATGTAACATTTTTAACTTAAAAAGAATTAGGAGAAAAATTAGCAATATTCACCCCACCCCACGCGTAAAAAAATAAAAAAAACAATATTATAATAATATATCACACAGTGATCGCGCCCTCTTAGCTTAGTCGTAGAGCACCAGTCTTGTAAACTGGAGGTCCCGAGTTCAATTCTCGGAGAGGGCTTTATAACCAACCATTTTTATATATTTAGATATAAATATATAAAAACTTTTTATTGATAATATGTATATACATAACACTATACAACACTAGACACTACCAAACCAACATAAATGCAAATATTCGTCAAGACACTCACAGGAAAAACTATTACATTAGAAGTAGAACCAACGGATACAATCGAAAACGTTAAAGAAAAAATTCAATCTAAGGAAGGCGTCCCATGTGATCAACAACGACTCATTTTTGCTGGAAAACAACTAGAAGATGGTCGTACATTATCCGATTATAATATTCAAAAAGAATCTACTCTACATTTAGTTTTACGGTTACGCGGAGGAATATTGTAAATAATAAAAACATATTCCATTTGTAATATCTACAATAAAATATATATTATATATAAAGTCAAATCTATATATATAATAACTTAAATGCAGAATGAATATTTACGCGCATTTGTAATAGGGTCTTGTTTTTTTGTAATAATCCCTTTTTTCTATATTGTTTCCAAATTTAATCCCTTGAAATCAAACATTGATTATACTTTATATACATATTATGCACCACTAGTGTTAGGATTTTTTAATGTTTTATCGTTATTTATAGCAAAACAATTTAAATTGTCAAAAAGGATGCGATTCATAACTATTGGAATAATTGCTCCTTCTATTGTAACACTTTTAATAATATTTAAAAAAGTATATAATTACACAATATCTGAATTGATTCATCATATTTTTTGTCTATACTTATTTTATTTATTTATGTTTAATTGTGTAGTGTATTTATTGGATAAGTATGTATAGTTTACAAAGGTTTCCCTGTTATATCTACATCTACTCGTTCCATTTCAGTAATCATTTTATAAATTTGATAAGGCCTTGTCAAAATAGAATTAATTGTAAAAATATTATTATTATTATCATACCATTTAAAACCCAAATCGCTTCGGTTTGCTACACCAATTGTGTATTCAGACATATTTTCAACACAATGCCACCACCAAGAAGGATTGAATAATAAATCGCCTTCTTCCAACGTATATTCATACTTTGGAATATTTCTTAATATAGATTTATCCTTAAAATAATTCAGCTTAGATACTACAAAAAATCCATTATTACTCAAAACGGGTGATAAATATTCTGAATACTTCGGGTCAATAAATGTCCATTTTTTTTTACCTTTGATATTATAAAATATATTCGATTTAGCAGCACAATGTAATGTTGTACCTGTACCTTTAGCACCAAAAAATAATTGACTCGTTCCTGTATATTCTAAAGGTGTCATCTCGTTTAGTTTTTTTAAATCCAAATCTTTTTGCAAAACTTTACAATCAATAAAAATACTATGGAAATTATTTATATAAATGAGTTCTCCATTTTTAATCATATCACATGCATTTGAAAATCTAACGTTTTCTAAAATTTTAATATTGTCAAATTGATTATTTAACCATTCTTTATTATCCGATTTTGTAAATCCCATAACAGAATATTGACCACAATTTTTTTTTAAATATTCAATATCCCATTTTTTAACACAAGGAAAATCTTTAATAAGTCCTTTTATTACTAATGGTGTTCTATAATTATTTGTATATTCTTGAATTAGATACATTTGATCTGCATGAATATTCGGTAGAACATAAGTATTATTTTGTTTTGGCATTCCATCATACTGCTTATTTAATTTTTCTAAACAACGATTGCAATACGAATAGTACATATCATCAATAAAATTTGTAGGATTATCATGAAATTTGTTTAATTCATCATGTTCTTTAATTGGAAAATCTTTACCAAATAAATTTTTAAAAAAAAATATTAAAAAATAAAAATTTAAAAAAAATATTAA